CTTCTGCCGCTGGTTCAACTTGGGGTTCGCCCAGTTTAGAACGTCCCTCGACCGCCTCAGTTGCTCTGTACGGGCCTAAACGGGTCGCACCGGGCTCTAGTACCTTTCCGTCTCCTTCGTAGCCGTACGGGTCTTCTAATTGGTCTAAGGGGCCAGACATACGTGCGAACTCGGCAATTCCTTCCGGAACAGGGGTAGATTCGACAACAATCGGGAACTTTTTGTTCGCGAAGAGGATATCGATGATCTGACCATACGCCGCTAACACTTTTGTTTTGGTAATCTTAATGAAAACCTTAGAACGCTCACTCTCACGGTACTGCGTGGAAGTGTCGTACACCCCACGAAAATTCTTGTACGCCTGAAGCCACCGTTGCTCAAATGTGCGACGGCCATTCTCAGCATCTTCAAACTTGTTCTGGATTACGCCAGCAAGCCCCGGCATTTGCGTTTCCGCGCCGAGGATGCTAACTTGTCCATCATCCGGCTCTTCAACGAACCCTTCAGACGCACTCATAGATATTTACCTTAAAAGTTTAGGATAAAGCAGACTGTTTGTCGGAAGTCAGGATCGACTGATCCAGTGACTCTTTTTTTGTCTTAGGCATAGCTTCGATCAGAGAGTCTGTCTTTGCTACTGTGTCAAAATCTTTACCTTCACGATAGAGATTGTTCTCACCGCAGTTGTAGTCGATGCCCTTCTTGTCAGACGTCATGATGTCAGATGCACTATACTTCATTGTATTCTCCTTGTTTTATTAATACCCACGTACTTCAGACCCAAATTCTCCGAAACTACGTAACATTTCTTCTTCACTCATATCCACTGATTCTTCCAGTAGTTCTTCGCCACGTTTTTGAGCGGCTTCTGATTGCATTTCTGCAATCCCAATTAACGCTCCCGGCGGAGTAAATTCTTCTACACCAAATTTAGCTGTACGAAGAGCCGCAGAAACTTCCGGACTTGTTCCAAGAACCCCTTCGCCGCTTTCAACATCAGCTTGGATATCTTGTGAGAGTGTGGATAACGCTACTCCAGTCCCTAACGGGCCTAGGAATCCTGTAATCTTCTTGCCCGTTGGTGAGGTGAACATGTCAAAGAAGCTTTTTGCGATATCTTTCTCCCTTTCCGGAGTCAGAGCCTTCGCGGCTTTCTTTTCAGCGGCGATCTCATCAGCTACCTGCTGTTCAATCTCAGCTTTTTTCTGGAGAGTTTCTTGGTACTTCTTGTATTTCTCAAGATACGCAGGATCGTTGACCGTCTCCATTTCTTTAATTTCAGCATCGAGACGTTCAAGACGAGCTTGAGCACCAGTCTTCTTTGCACTCTCAACACTCGCTTCCGCAATCGCACTGTCGGCTTTTGCCTGATCATCAATCGCTTTGCGCTGTGCGGCAGTTAGTTCTGCTCGTGGCTTCTGGTCCCCTCGCGCTGTCTCACCCCAGCGATAGCGTCCTTGTACCGGAGTTGTCTTAACTTCGTATTCAACACCTTCGTCATCGACAAGAGTCGCAGGGATTTCAATACCGAACTTTGACCAGAAACTACGGGTAGTTGCGTGTCCGCCTTGGTAGGCAGAGTCTTCGATGAAAGCATCCTTGACTTCACCCAAGATATTCGGTGGTACTTCACCGAGATACGAACCCCGGCCGATATCCTGCGGGGCATGTCCCATAAAGCCGTTGGTGTAATCCAAAGGAACACGCAACTCATCTGTCATAATCTTGTTAGTTACGTGACGCACAACAGCAGGGGTAACCATTGGCTTCCCTTGCAACATTGGCACTTTAGCCATCACCTTCGGACGTTTTTCGATCTGCGGGGTGATGTGCTCTTTAAAAACTTTTGAGTATTCGGTATTAGTGATCTGGAAGATATTACGGTTTGGACGAGTCTCTGCTTCTTTGATTAAGCTCTCAACCCAAGCCTTGTCTTCTCCGGAAAACTGAATCGCCGCACGTCCTTTGTTGACGTTACGGTTTGCAGTCATCACAATAACTTCTTCGCCAGTATCAACATCAAGCTCGTAGATGAAATCGTCGGCAGTTAAAGGAAAGTTTCCGCCCTTACTAAACAAGTTCTCTGGACGACCGCCCGTAATCTTATGGAACATGAGTGCATTACGGTGTTCTGCATTTGTGATGAGAAGCTTTCCGTCTTTGTCACGGAACGCATCCTCGTAAATCTTATTCCACTCTTTGTTGGACACCACGCCGCGCATCTGCGACTTATAACGTGCTTGACCTTTGCCTGTAACTTTCTTAGACTCACCACTCGTCATGACTTTGAGCGGGTACATCTGATCTTCAACTTCTGCGTAAGGCGAGACAGTTAAGACTTTTTCGACTGCTTGGAAATGAGTGTAGCGATCTGCTTTGACTTCGGGGTGTGCGTCACTTTGATGCATCTTCTCGAAGACAGAACGCTTTTGAAAATCAGACCACGGTTGATCTGGGTCAACACCCATTTGACCGAGACCTGTATTGTAGATGTTTTTGATTAAGTCCTTCGCGTTTTGTGTTGTCGCATTTGCGTGAGAATACTCTAGGGCTTCGCGGAAAGTGAGCGTCTTATCAGCTAGTTTCGCACGAACTTCGGCATCCGGTAACGGAGCATTCATTTTGACTTTTGATTGTGCCATTTAGTATCCGAAGGTTGCATCCTGTGGCTGGAACGTGCTATTCTTAATATCATTAAGAGTTTTATGGATAGAGACGTAACCAGATGTGCGAGTCATTAACATATAACGCAATGCGTCATAGGCGTGATCTTCAGCTTTTGTGTCGACGTCTTCTGAATTTGTTTTAGATAGCGGTATCCCAGCGAGTTGTTTTATTATATTTGTACACGTGTTGAAAAACTTTACGGTAGGCTCACCGGTGAACTCGTTGTCACCTAACCTACGATGGATTTCCATCTTTCCTGATATTCTGTTACGATCTGAGGGTGTCCAACGACAACCCATACGGATCATAGTTTCAGCGATTGAAGGCCCGTATCCTGTACGGTTCCAGCACGATGAATCGAGAACAGCATAGTGTGGAGCAGGATCGTACTCCTCCATCTCTAATATTTTAGCGGCGAGTTGCTCTGCTGTAAAGTGTTTTACGTAAAGTTCTCGATAGACCCATATGTTGTTGTCCCAATCGATTGCCCCCCAGAGTACGCACGAAGGGCTTGCATAACCATAGTCGGCCGCTCTGATTCGGGGCCAGTTGGTTGGTAGGTCGTAAGGATCGACGCAGTGCTTGAGCTTGTTAAACTCTGGAAATGCACAACCTTCTGCAACGTCCCAGTCGCCATCGAGTAGACGCTTTCGCTCCACTTCTGGGAGAGAGAGGAGCATAGCTTCGTACTGTCCGTCCCGCATGAGGTACGGGTTGTCTGTGAGCCGTGCGGGGATGAACTTTCGCCAGTACAGCGGCTTGCCTGCCTTTTCATGTCCATCCGGGTATACATATGGCTTTCCCGATTCCATGTCGGATGGAATGAAGGGCTTACCGGGATCTCCTTGATCGATGTACATTTTTTTGACCCACCAGCCTCCAACGCCGCCGGGGTTAGCTGTACATCGCATTGAGAGGTTTTGGGACAACTCCTCGTCGGTACTCCGGAGACGGGACCGTAGGTATTCCCATACATAGGGTGTGGGATACTGAGTGACCTCATCGATGGCTATCCAATTAAATGCCTGTCCTTGGTATCTGGTTACGTCTTTATCTTTATCGAGGTAGGAAAACCATATAGTAGCCCCAGAGGGGAAGACCCACGTCGACTTACTTTCACGGAATGTGGCACCGGGAAACGCTTTGGGATACAGTTGTTTCGACTTTGATATGAGTTCAGTCAATTCATCGAGAGTACGGCGGAGAAGAAGCCCACGGTGGTTGCCGTTGTGACAGTAGCGGAGAGGATCAGCAAGAAGAGCGAAACTCTTTCCACCTCCTGCCGCCCCGCCGTACAGAACGTCCTGTTCAGGGGCACTAAGAAACTCTTCTTGAGGCCCCCCATTAGGTTGGAATACAATTTCAGCCTCACCAACGAGGTCTGAAACAGCTTTCGGTAATTCATTCAGGTCTCCTTGGTCGATTACCCGTGACTTTTCGCCCTTTAGGGCTGTTTCGACCTTGGAGGCGGCTTTTTCTCGTACTGATGCACGATATGCTTGTTTTGTAGCGGCGGCTCGTTTCTTTTCCGCCTCTTTCTTAGAGCGTCTTATCGAGGCTTGAGTCGCTCGACGCGCTTTTTCCGCAGTAGAGAGATTGTAGCGGTTTTTGGGTGCATTCGGGTCCTTTTTTGGGCGTCCCG